GCCCACGATTCCAAACGAGTAAATCTATGCTGCGGAAGCTGCTTTTTCGACTGGCTTTTTATCTGTTTCCAGAACTGGCTCTCCGACTTCTTCCTCGACGATTTCCGCTGTTCCGTTAATAACAGTTCCTCTAAGTTCATTCAACGCCCTCAAAACATCTTCTTTGGACATGGCATCGATCGATCCGTGCCGAACTTCTGTTCGATTGATGTACAGGCCACCCACCTGTCCCCGTCGGTACTCTGCCTGTACAGCGGCTGACAAGTTCAGGTTTTCGGGGTCAAGAGCTTTGTCCCTGATCTGCGCCAGACTTCTGAGATGCCGTTCGTACTTGATCCCGTACTTTTCATCACGGAGCGCGATCTGGGTGTTAACAGCCTTTCGGACATGGGGTTTCCGCAAGAGGCCACTGCCGATACGGGGGGCAGAGTGTTTGCTATAACCTGCTGCGATCGCGCAATCGGTGATCGTTCGCATTCCGTCGGCCATCACATATTCCATAACGAATTTGTGTTGCTTAGGTGTCAGGGGGAGCTTTTCGGGGGGCAGCAGCTTGCGCGGCTTGGTCGGAGCATTGCGCTTGCGACGCTCTTCAACAGATGCAACATATCGAGATTTAGTAACCATAGGCAGCAGTCTACTTATAAAAAGTGCAAAACTCTATATACGGCCACTAAATTAGTTTTTTAAAAAAAAAAAAACAGATGACCCCTTAACGCATTTCGGCGATTAAGGAGTTTATGTAGCGGCGTAACCCAACGTAACCTCTGAAAGCCCCGCCCCGCCCCGCCTGTCACGCGAGTTACACAAGTTACGCACAAAAAAATTAGTTTTTTTATTTTTTTCAATTTGATGGAGGGCTTATACAGTTCTGCTATTTAAGCTTCTTCAGTGTTTTCGCGAGCCGCGCACGACGACCCGTGACCCCTTTCTTTTTCGCCAAGGCGTTTAACTTCTTTGCTGGAATAGCTTTCCCCGCTTTGGCGCCCGCCGCAGCCCGCAGCTTGCCTTTGTTCTTCGGTTTGATTGCTTTCTGAATCCAATCTTTGTCTTTTTTCTTAGCCATGTCGTTCTCCTGATCCTGAATTAAAGTGGCCCTTTCCGTAGCACAGGTGGGCCAGACCTGCTCATTCACGCATCTTGGAGGATAGCGTTGCTACGATGGAACTGTTGCAAAAGGACTTCATGCGTGAGCAGTAGCCTTGTATACCGTGGTCCGTGATCGATGAGCTGAGATCCCAATGCTCGCGCTTCACGGCTGTTGTTGGGTTGATAATATCCTCGTCCGGCCCAAACCATAGTTGTGTCTGGTTTCGTGCAGGGCGGTAGCCGAACCGTGGGATGCGGGCGACCAGATCGCTGGAGTTGACCACGCTTAAATGTGTTTTGAATCCTGCGAAGGACAGTTCGGCCTTTTTTCTGCGTTGGAAGCGGAAGAACAGGTTAGGTTTTCCGAATGCCACCATGTCGATCTGGGTAAATTGTTTTTTGAATCCTTCCTTTTTTGCGTTTTTCAGACGCAGTACGGTTGTTTCGGCGAGCGCACCGCCGAGGGAATGTCCCACCACCACTAAGGGTTTATTGGGGTTCAGTTCCTTTTTGATGTCGGCCCAGACAGAGCGGTGGGCGATGTAGAAACCCCCATGTATCCACGAGCCGCCGCGCAGTCGTATTGGGATGATCGCCAGATTGTGAATCCAGTCTTTGATGGACCCGTCGGTGCCGCGCCAGACCAGCCATTGTCGATTTGCTTGATGCAGCAGGTAGGCGACTGTTGAGGTTCGTTTGTTTTCGAATTTCAAGGCGCCCGCGGCGATGAGGGCCGTGTCCGGCTCATAGGCCGATTGGGCCATGAGGGCCGCTCTTTTGAGCAATTTAGGACTCATGTGTGTCCCCCAAAAAAGGAGGCCGTGTAAAACGCCCCACGGCCTCAACAAGGAATAGTGGAACGAGTCTAGCCCATTCCACGGCGAGCGTCATCAATCAACATCACCAGCGCGTCAACGGCTGTAGACGCCGAATCTTCTTCTATCATCACTGCCAGAATATCGAGTACAGCTTTGCGATCCCTGCCGAGTTGGTCACTGATCTCACGGTCACGGGCTTCGTCGGGATCGGGTTCTTCCTTTTCCACGTCCCACGTCTTGCGGTCATGTTCTTGTTCGGCAAGGTCCACGGGGTCTTTGCCCATGCGTTTTTCGTAATCGCCGGTGATGACCTGAAACATCTCCATGTAAGGTTCTATATTCATTTTTCTACTCCCAAGGGTTCCGCGGGCAACGGAACGTACCCCACGTCGGTGTATTTACCTTCCACCATGATTTTCCATCGCAGCAGGCGCTCTTGTTCTTTGAAGAGGTTGGCCTGACGATGGGCGTATTTTTCCACTTGTTTTTGAATGTCCTCCTTCGATCCGTCGAGCGAGAGCTGGTAAGTTCGCTTCCCGCCTCCGACCAGATCCAAGGTGACCACAGCAGAGGCGGTCACAGCAGCCAACCAACGACGACAAGAAAGCCGACGACGCTAAACAGGAAGCCGAGAAGGCCCCCCGCAAGGCAAAAAAGAAACTGTATCATGTGCTATCCTCCTATTTTTTGCTGGGGAATCCCAGCTTCTCAATCTTATAAAATCTTATAGAAGATGTCAACGAACATAACCCACCACTTCAACTGCTGCCGCTGTGGACACCCGTGCATGACCTCGGTGTTTGATGAGCGATTCGGAGAATTATTCGAGGACGGGTTGAACCGTGGGCTGTGGCTGGTGTGCGCGGACTGCGCGGAGAAAGCAACTATTTCCGCGGATCTGTTGGCTCCTCACTTTGAGATGCCGCTGCATTAGTTCGGGCATCCTGTAGGTCGATCAAAAGTTCGTAGACATTGCGAAGAAGCTCAAGGACTTCCTCGGCTTCTTCGTCATCAATTTTAAGGGTGAGCTTCACAGGCTTGCGCGTCGGATAATCTCTCGGTCAATCAGCATTTCGGTTTCTTCCAGAAGCATTTTCTTGTCGGCCTTGGAAAGGTTTTTGTCCATCCACTGATTGAAGATCACGCGGAACTGGCCGGAGATTGTGCGTTCCTCGATCTGGGCCATCGTGACGAGCTGGTGATAGACTTCAACTGGCACTAACACCTGACGCCATTTCGTTGTATCCATTGGCTTTTCTCCCTCAGAAAAATAAGATTATATAAGACTGAGCGTCAAATTTCCACCGCATCGCCCCAAGTCGGGCCAAGTTCGATGTCGCACTTGTTTGGAATGACCAGAGGGACGGCTTGCTCCATGCGCCGTGCAAGCTGCTTCGCCTCGGCTGCGTCGGTAACCGAGAAGGCCAGTTCGTCATGCACTTGCAGCATCGGCAGGTGTCCGGCCTTGGCGCAGTCCACCATTGCCTGTTTGGTCATATCGGCGGCAGACGCCTGTATCAGGCGGTTCCCAGCGCGAAACAGGAAGGCGCGTTTCAGGCGGGTAGTTTCCCCGTGGGCCGCGATCGCCTCATCGCGCTTCATGGCTTTGTGCATTCCGAAGGAGGCGGGTTCCCACAGATCGAAGCGGCACTTGCGTCCCTTGAGGGACCGGATCGAGCCGCCGGAGCGTGGACTTTCGAGATGTCGGCTGACTCCCTGCATCAGTTCTCGCACGAACGGAACCTTGTTGTGGTACTGCTTCGTCAAATCTTTGGCGTCGTCAACGGAAATATCGAGCTGTGCCGCCAATTTATTGGCGCCCATCCCGTACATTAAAGCCAAGGAGATCGTCTTGGCCTGTTTGCGGGGAAGGCCCACAAGCTCCGACACCATGCCATGGAAGTCGGTGCTATCGTCGGTAGTGAACGCCTCAACAAACTCCGCCACGCCCTTGAGAGGGGCATCACGGGACTGCCCGTAGGCATCGGCGTAATGGATAAGGATGCGTGGCTCCTGCGTTTTGAAATCAATTGAAGCCCATTGCTTGCCTTCCTCGGGGAGGAACAAGCGGCGCATCATCGGACCCAGTTCTGGATCGCGGGCCGGAATGGTCTGGAGGGCTGGGTTGTTCATTGAAATGCGTCCGCTCACTG